GGTGATGTGCTTTGAAGAAATTGACAATTAAACAAAAGAAGTTTGCTGATGAGTACATCAAGACTGGGAATGCTTACAAATCAGCTATAAATGCAGGATACAGTGAAAACTATGCAAAGAATGCTACTAAGTTTTTATTGGAAAATAATGGACAGATTTCAGCCTATATTGACGAGCGTATGAAAAAACTTGAGGAAGAAGCTATAGCAGACCAAGCAGAGATACTAAAGTACCTTACAAGGATCATCAGAGATGAAGAGAGAGAAGAGGTGCTAGTCAACATCGGCAACTTCGAACAAGAAAAGCAAGAAATAAAGATATCAGCAAAGGATAAGATAAAAGCTGCTGAACTTCTAGGAAAAAGATATGGGTCTTGGACTGATAAGGTTGATTTATCTAGCGACTTGACCCTAATCTTTGAGGACGATTATGGAGACTAGGACTGTTAGGGTTGGCCTTAATCCTGTTTTTAAGCCTGTGAATGAGTGCAAGAAAAGATATAGGATTCTTAAGGGGTCGGCTGGGTCTGGTAAGTCTACTAATGTTGCCCTTGATTATATAAAAAAGCTTTCTAATCCTAAGTATAAGGAAGCTAATTTACTTGTAGTTAGAAAGATCGATGAGTCGAACCGAGATTCTACCTTTGCAGAATTGCAAAAGGCTATTTACTCTTTATTTGGTAGTCAAGCTGATAGGGCTTGGAAGATTACACAAAGTCCACTTTCTATGGAGTGTTTAAAGACTGGTAACAGGATAATCTTTCGAGGTATGAAGGATGATAAGCAAAGAGAAAAGGTAAAATCAATCACTTTTAAGACTGGTAAATTAGTTTGGATTTGGTGTGAAGAAGCTACTGAACTTGCTGAGGCTGACGTTGATATACTTGACGATAGATTGAGGGGTATTCTTGATAATCCTAATCTATATTATCAGATTACCATGACTTTCAATCCTGTTTCTTCCTTGCATTGGATTAAGGCCAAGTATTTTGATGTCAAGCATCCAGATATTTTTACTAATTCATCTACTTATTTAGATAATCGCTTTATAGATGAAGCCTACCATCGAAGAATGATTATGAGGAAGGAAAGGGATCCTGACGGCTATAGGATCTACGGCCTTGGAGAGTGGGGAGAAGTTGGCGGGGTTATCCTTAATAACTGGGAAGTTAGAGAGATAAGCCAAGAAATGGAAGATTGGGAATATCTTTCACTTGGCCAAGACTTCGGCTTTAACCATGCTAATTGTATTTTGCTACTTGCTAATAAAGATGATGATATTTACATCTTAAGGGAGTTATATCTTTATGAAAAAACTACTGATGAAATAATAGGGCTAGCTGAAGGGAAGTTTCCTAAAAATATTACTATGTATTGTGATTCGGCTGAGGCTGATAGAATTAAAATGTTTAGAAAGGCTGGTTATAAGGCTTTGGCCGTCAAGAAAGAAAAAGGCGGGCCTAATGTTTATATAAATAACCAGATTAACTGGCTCAAAGAAAGAAAAATATATATCCATCCATCATGTACTAATACCATAAAAGAGTTGGGTCAATGGAAATGGAAGTTTGATGACAGGCGTTCTATTTATTTAGATGAGCCTGTTAATTTTTTTGATGATGCTATAGCGGCTTTAAGGTATGGGGTCGAACCGTGGAGGAAGAATAGGAGGATTGAGTCTATGAGCAAGAAGGCTCTAGGCTTATAAGATTATGTTTAGGACTAATAGTAATGATTTAAGTCTTGATGAACTAAAGAAGTTTATAAGGCTACATAAAGAAAAGTATAAGCGATATAAGTTTCTACAAGACTACTACAGAGGTGAACACAGTATCATTTCTGAGGGTGGGGCAAGTAGAGACAAGGACAATAAAATAGTAAACCCTTATCCTAAATATATAACAGATTTTAATACAGGCTTTTTTATGGGAAAAGGAATTAAGTATATTGCGGCGGATATAGAAGGAACAGAAGATGATGAGTTCTTAGAAACTTATACTGAGATTTGCGATCATAACAACGAAACAAAGGAAAATCTTATATTAGCTAAGACTTGCTCCATAAAAGGCGAAGCTTATGAAGTCTTATGGATAAATGAAGATGGAGATATTAGATTTAAGGTTATTCAACCTGAAAATGCCTTTTTAATTTATGATATGAGTATTGAGGATAAACCTATTTATGGTGTTAGATACTATAGATCAAGTGTAGACGGTATAACAACAGATTTTGCTGAAATATACGATGCTAACACAAAAAGAACTTTTTCAACTGGTAAAGATAAAACTTTAAAGCTAGTTGAAGAAGTTTACCATCCCTTTGGGGCAGTGCCTTTAATTCACTTTAAAAACAACGCGGAATTACAAGGAGATTTTGAGCAAGTTATTAGCTTGATTGATGCTTATAATCGTGAGCAATCCAATACCTTAAATGATATGGACGAGTTCTCAGATGCTTACCTTGCTTTAATTGGCTATCAGGCATCCGATAGAGAAGATATCGAGAAAATGAAGAAAGATAAAATCTTATTGTTAGATCAAGATGGAAATGCTAAGTGGCTTATTAAAGATATAAATGATGCATGGGTTGAAAATATGAAATTAAGGCTTAATAAGGATATACACAAGTTTTCTTTTACTCCTGATTTCTCAGATGAATCATTTGGTACCAACGTGCCAGGTGTTTCCTTAAGATTAAAATTATTAACAAGCGAAGAGTTAAGAAATACAAAAGAGATGTATTTTAGAGAGGCCGTAACTCAAAGAATGGGGATTCAATTTTCCGATAGCTTACCTCAAAACTTATTGGAGCTTACACAAATTGTGCAAAATTTATCTAATGATGTTTCTACAGAAACAAGGTTATCTTTATTGCCTTTTATTCAAAATCCAGCTGATGAGATAGAGAAAAAAATCCAAGAAGATAAAGATGCTATGGAAAAAGGTATGAGCATGTACCAAAACTTAGGAGCGGATCATGAAGACGACGAAAAGGTATTGGGAGAAGAGAAGCGAACAAAACCTATTGGATTTATTAAGTGAATCAGAGTCTATAGCACGTAAATTAGAAAGATATTACACTAAGGCAATAAGAGATATAGACAAGTCTATAAAAGCCCTATACGGACGATTTGAGGCTGAAAATAACATAGATTATAATAAAGCATTTACATTGTTAAAAGGAAATGAGTACACAAATTGGCGAATGACCATGGAAGAGTACCTGGATAGAATAAAGGTTACTGGTGATCAGGCATTACTATTAGAACTCAACACCTTAACTATGAGGGCAAGAATAAACCGACTAGAAGCCTTACAAACGGAGATTATGGCACATTCTGCAATAATAGCAGAACAAGAAGAAAAGGTTGTTGGTGACTTTTTAAGAGAAGGATTTTCTAATAGTTATTATAAAGGAATGTATGATGAATACATAGCTGGCACGCCTGAAACAATAGCTTTAATGAAAAATAACAAGGTTAGATTATCATCTAATGTTATAAATAAAGTGCTAACCTTGCCTTGGTCTGGGGGAAATTATTCTTCTAATATCTGGAAAAACTCTTATTTTATAGCTAAGAAAGCCCAAGCTTTAGTTGCAAGGAATATTGTATCAGGCAGATCTATAGATCAAATAACAAATGATTTTGCAAAGCTTTATGGCGGACAATATAGGTCGAATATTAGAAGACTTGTAAGAACAGAAACAGCTTATGTTAAAAGTCAAGCGGATGTTGAGGTGTATAAGAAGCTAGATATAGAAGAATACGAAATATTAGTAACTCTTGACAATAGAACTAGCTCTATATGTCGAGAAAAAGATGGTAAACACTATCCAATTGATGATATCAAGGTAGGAGTTAATTATCCGCCTTTTCATTCTAATTGTAGGACTACTACAATTAGATATAAAAAAGATAAAAAGGGCAAAACCCGACTAGCGAAAGATAAAGATGGCAAAAATATAAAAGTGCCTCTAAATATGAAATATAAAGACTGGAAGAAGTGGATAGAAAATTCTGAAAAAGGAGCATTTAAAAATTAATAAAAATTAGACGGTTTTATACCGTCTTTTTTTATACCTAATTGTTAATTAATCGTGCGTTAATCGTGCGATTTTTTATTGTCTTTTACTTGATAGACGTAAAAGAATCATGGAAAAAAAGTCATACGGACTATAAATGGAGGTTTTTATGAAAGATTTGTTACTAAGAAATATTGATTTACAAAGGTTTTCTGAAGAAGGAGGAACTGATGATGCTAGCGAAAATCAGGAAAACACTCAAGAAGAAAACAACGAGAATGAAGAAATTGTATCTTACAGTGAGGATGAACTACAAGATGCTATCAAGAAGGCTGTCAAAGAAGCAACTAAAGGGATGCTTACGAAAGATAAAGTTAATGAAATAGTTAAGGCTGAAAAAGCTAAAGAGGCTGAAAGAGCCAAGATGAGTGCGGAAGAGATAGCAGAAGCGGAAAGAAAAGAAACTCAGGACAAACTAGCTGAAGCACAAGAAGAAATAAGATTGATGAAGCTAGAAAAAGATACAAGTCACGTACTAGAAGAAAACGAAATATCCCAAAAGTTTTTGGAATTTTTAATGAAAGATGATCTTGAAACCACTAAGGCAAATATTGAAAAGTTTAAAAAGACTTATGATGAAGATCTTAAGAATGCAGTTAAACAAGCATTAAAAACAAAAGATCCTAGGGCTAATCAAGAAACAGAACCAAGATCACCATGGGATATCGCAGCTGAAAAAATAAGATAGGAGAAATTTATGGCAATTAAAGTTTATTCTAAACAATATCAAACAATGGTGGAAAAGATATTTGAAACTAAGCAACACTTTTTTAATACATTTGGTGGAAGTATTCAAACCGCCCAAGGGGCTGAGTATAACCAAGATTTTCTTACTCTAAAGGTATCACCAACTAATGTAGTTATTAATAAGTACGATACAGGAGAAAATGTAGCCTTTGGAACTGGTACTGGAAATTCTAACAGATTTGGACCAAGACAAGAAATCAAATCAATTGATAAAAGAATCCCTTATGACGATCCTATGGCAATCCATGAAGGTATTGATAGGTTTACAGTTAATGATCTGCCTGAACAAGTATTGGCAGAAAGAGCAGCACTCCACGCTGAAAACTGGATAGAATATACAAATAAATATATGGGTAAATTACTAGATGATAATGCAGGAGAAACAAAACAAGTAGCCCTTACAGAAGAGGATCTTGTAAAACTATTCTTTGAATCAAGAAAGCACTTTGTAAACAAAAAAATATCTACATCTAGAGCATGGAACGCCTATGTAACCCCTGATGTTTATGATATTTTGATTGACTCAAAACTAGCTACAAACGCTAAAAATTCATCTGCTAATATTGATGAGCAAA